AGTGAACTGAGTAGACTATCCAAATTGATGTCGGCAACATCAGCAAGAATAGCAGAGGAAATAGATCCAGTAGCAGCATAACGCTGGCACTCGTTAATGAGGCGACGCCAATCAGGATAGTACCTTTTAACAAGTTTAGCAAGAACTTTGTCTTCATACTCTACACACTCGTGGGTAAGGATAGACTTCAAGCGAGTAAAGAACTCACCCTGAAGTTGTACTGCCTGATCATTACTGATCTTGAAATCCACAACAGTACAGCGACTATGAAGTGGTTCAATAATCTTGTTGGGGAAGTTACAGGTAAAGATGAAACGGCAGTTGCTGTGGAACTCCTCTACGGCGGTCCTGAGGGACAGTTGGACATCGTTGGTGGTGTTGTCTGCCTCATCGATGATAACGACCTTGTGGGACGCTCCAGAGGTCAATGAGACTGTTGTAGCAAACTGACGGACACGATTCCTCACGGTGTCTAGGAAACGCCCCTCGTCGGATCCGTTGATCACGATGTAAGAAGCACCGATCTCCTCACACAATGCTTTGGCAACTGTGGTCTTTCCAACACCAGCACTGCCCGCCAGAAGCAAGTTTGGTAGTTCTCCCTGATCTAAGAAACCCTTAAACACGTTCTTGATTGATTCTGGAAGAATACAATCTTCGACAATGCTGGGACGGTATTTCTCAACCCAAAGAAATTTGTTCATATTCAAGGTTCAAGAGCAATATAATAAGTAAGAGGAGAGGAGACGTTAGTCCACTGAGAGATCATTTTGGATGAGATCTTAACATCATAGAGTTTGGTGTTATCTGTCGAGGAAGATTTCTCTCCAACAGCAAGACGGAGGTTTTCCACTTTAATAAAGAACTCGTAGTCTCCCGTAGAATCGCCAGGAACGATCTCTTCAAAAGTGTTAGTAGTATCATTCTCACGATCACACAAGGAAAGAGTAATCACACCGTCCAAAGAAGTGATCTTTAGATCGGGCAATCCATAAACCATCGAAGCACGTTTGAGTGTAAGCAGAGTGCCAACAGACAATCCAAACGACAGATCAGACTCTGGGAAATTAACATCCCGATCTGGTGCTGCTTTGATAGTGATCTCTGGATCGGAGAAGAAAAACTTAGTCTTACGTCCACCACCATTGATGATTACATAATCATTGTTCTTGAATTCTAGGGTAGGATCTGGGAAAAGATCTAGACCAGTGATAAACTGGCGAAGATCGTAGATACCAAAGGTAATAGGAAACTTTTCTTCACAATCATACTGAGCAATCATGTTTTCCCCAACACTAATGGTCTTGAGGCGACTGCCCTCACGTACAAGAATAGATCCATTAATTTCGGAAAAGTTTTTGAGAACTCGTAGCGTATTAAGGGACAGTTTAAGTTGGGTCATCGATTGGGGTACTCCTCAACAATTTTGGACTTATCAGAAAAGTGTAGTAGCAAAACACAGTAGTGAATTGCTTTCATAATGTCAGCACGAGCAGTGCCTTTCTTGTCATAGCGAGACAAGTATTTGATAGCATTCGATCGGGTGAATGGTTCAGCATCGCCAACCGACTCAATCAGATCTAGAGTTTGGATCTTGTTATCACCAGCAGAGTAATGCTGGTTGTAAGTGGAACCAATATAATCACGAACCTCATTCAAGAGGTCTTCTTCATTGTACTTCCAATTCATAATATTATTCAGAAAAGATGGTTTCCAATTGATCATGATAGCACTCAAACACTTTCCCGTCAACTGCTTGAACGTAGAGCTTAAGTCCTTCACCACCAAGGATTTTGACGGATCGCCCATCCTTAAGAAGGGCAATCCTGCCACGGTGACCGTGGAATTCTTCAGAAGGGAACATTGGAATCCTCCTCAGCATTAGCATCAATTTTAGTATACAGGTCCATAAAGACTTGTTTAGTTTCATCGTCGAAACGATTCACACAAACTTCAATTGCCTTCATACGCTTACCGAAAATAGCGTAGGCACGGATAATGTGGACAAGACGACGAGTAGAAATGACCTCATCGATACCACCATCCTTAAAAGTTTTACGGATAATGTCTGCCCAGTTAGCAAGCTTATCACAGAACTCTCGATCTTCAACACCCAAATCAAGAGAAATACCCTCAAGAATTTTCTTCTCTGTGGTAATAGTAGGATACTCTTGCTCGAACGTCAGGGCAAATCGCTCAAGGAATGCTTCGTTGAGAACGTTAGTGCCGATGAAGCGTCCGTCATCGCTGCCCTTACCCTTGGTGTTGGCAGTAGCAACCACAGTGAACCCAGGGGCGGGATTGACAAAACGTCCAGTCTTCTTCAAGAACACACCTTTACCTTCAAGGATGGATTGGAGACAAAGGATTTTGTTGGAAGCAAGGTCAATTTCATCGAGTAGCAAGA